GAAATCCAAGAACCCGGAGTTGACGGTGATGTAACGATATCCCAACAGATTAATTCAAAATCATCTTGTACCACATTCTTACCATTTTCGTTTTTAAGTGAACCAACACCTCTTGATGAGATACCTACAGTCCAACCTTTTCTAATCATATTAAGAACTTTATCACCTACAGATGAAATAATTCCTGATTTAAGATAACCTGGAGTTGTGTCCAATTCCATTTTACCCATAAGCGTTTTACCATTCCACCAAATTTCTGTGATTCTGTGGGATACTCTATCTGCATCAATAATAGAAGATTCAGGGTGATTTAATTCACCTAGAGAAGTTCCCATGTCGATAAATTCTTGGTATCTTTTTGCCTCCCTTTTAAGGATTTCTTCGGGGTAAACTCTACCGTTTTTATTTTCTACACCCCATTTTTGGAGAACTGCGTATATTTCGATTTTATCAGGTAAAGAACCATCTTTTCCTAGAGTTAAACCTGATTTAAATTCATTTATTAGATTATGGTTTGAACAAACGCCGTTTTGACAAGTTAATTCTGACGAAATAAATCCAGAATCAAACTCAACTAGATAACCACGTCCTTCTTCACCCGGTTTTAATATTTTCATATCTATATTTTTTTTATAAATATGCCAATTTTAGTTTAAAACAAAAAATGGGGGTCAGTGACCCCCATTTTATTTAACTTTTTTTATTGTAAAATTCAAAATCATCATCGACTTCAAACACCTTCTTTATTAGCTCTTCCGATATATTTTCCATTATAGGGATCATTTCTTCAGAATTTATTGGTAAAAGTGGTTCTTTTTTAAATAAAGTCAATTCTACACACATGTAACTTTTTTTACCATAACTAACCCCAGAAGAAGCCATATTAAAATCTATTATAGAGTTTTTTTTATAAAATAGGTTTTCATCTAATATCTCATATAAATTTCTTTTAATGGTTTTTGATTTTGATTTAATAACGCTATCATAATCTTCTACACCATATTTTTTAGGTTTACCCCATGCTGATATTTGAATATATAATGACTTAGGGTTTTTATTATCTACAGTCCCGGTTATTACATTGTACTGGTTTGGTAAATTTAGTTTAATTTCTTTTCCTCTTTTCATACATTAAATTACTCAACACCCACAAGTTGATTAACTTGGTTATACACAGTTTCTAACATTTTTAAAGAAACCGTATAAGGGTCACAGTTTGAGGCTGGCCGTCTATCTTCAAAGTATCCCTTTTTCTCTATTTGTGTTTGTACAGGAATTCTAATACTAGTGTCTCTTGTACTATAACCCCAATTAAAATCATGAATACTAGAAGTCTCATGTTCACCTGTCATTCTTTCATCATTAAATAAACCATAAGATTTAATATGTTCTTCGTGTCTATTTAAAAGATTAATCATTGTATCCTTAATCAACTCTAGACCACCTTCTTCACGCATTTCTTTATTAGAAAAATTAACGTGACACCCTGAACCATTCCAATCACCTTTCATCGGTTTCGGGTGGAAAGATACTTTTACACCATGTTTCTCTGCCACACGTTGTAGAACGTACCTAGAAACCCATAGTTGGTCTGAACCATTAGTTGATGTTACGGGTCCTATTTGATATTCCCATTGACCCAACATTACTTCAGCATTAATTCCAGAAACATCAAGACCCATATAAACACAAAGATTCATATGTTCTTCCACAATGTCACGACCAATTACTGTATCAGCACCTGTTCCACAATAATAATCACCTTGTGGTCTAGGTTGACCAAAATAACCATCACTGAAACCTAATGGTAAACCTTCACCTTCTGTAAATGGGTGACCAACTTCTTTTACTTTTTTTGTGGTTAAAGTGTATTCTTGTTCCCACCCAAACCAAGGTAAATCAGATTTTACTAATTCTTCATCATTTAAGTTTAAAGAATTTGTTAATTCTTCTAATTTAAATCTTGTGTTTGTTTCATGTGGTGTTTTACCATCGGAATTAAATACTTGGCAAAAAACAATTTTATTTAAACCACCTCTAAAAGGGTCTTTAGTTACATAAACAGGTTTTAAAACACAATCTGTATTTTCACCCCTACCTGCTTTAGCTTGTTTTGTGGAACTACCATCAAAAGACCAATCAGAATAATTTTTTGGGTTGTTAGTATTCTCCAACTCATCTAGGTCATCAAATAAATCACTAGAATCAACGATTTTAGTTTTACTCCTTAATTGTTGTGGTTGATTACCGTCCAACCAAACGTATTCTAAAAAAACTTTCATTCTTTTGTTTTTTATTAATTGTTATTTTTTATTAATTATAAACATTTTTACGCACAAAAAAAAGCCCCCCATTTTTGGGAGGCTAATCAGTGGTTAAATTACTCAACACTTGGGTCTTCTTCTGTTTCCTTAACTTTTTTTTCTTTTTGAATTTGGTTTACTGTGTAACCAGCTATCAAGAATTCCATACCTGCCCATATACTTAACTCGTAAACATCCATGGTATCAATCTTTTTCACTAAGAAGAAAATCATACCAAACTGAGCGATAAGAAATGCTATACCAGACTCAACTCTTTTTTTAGAGAAGTAAGAATCGTGAGCAGAATACATATTCATCATTTCAGTATAAAACCATTTGATTTTATTACCAACAGAGACAAACCAATTTTTAATTGCTTTCATTTTATTTTTTATTTTTTCCATAAAAACATTTTACTCATTTTGTTATTGTAGTGGAGGTAGAGGGATTCGAACCCACGACCCTCTGCGTGCAAGGCAGATGCTCTAGCCAACTGAGCTATACCCCCATTTTTCTATACATTATAGTAAAGGCAAATCCAAAGAATATTCTTAAAAGTGCTGTTACTAATAAACTTGTACCCAAACCTTGTTCAAAAAACATTAGTAATAAAAAAATAGAACTAAAAATAAATAAATTTCTAAGTAATTTAAATAAATGCCAAGCATCTGTAAATCCCACTAACAAGGTAGTTGAGAAAGGAAAGCGTTCTCCTTCTTCTGGATTCCCATTTTTATATTTATTTCTCCATGAATGATATGGGTCCCAAAATAAATGATTCTTAAAATCTTTAAATTTTGATGACATGTAATGGAATTGGATCGTATCCATTACACCTTCAGCTATACCAGATAAGATAATCAAAAATATGCTTAATAGTAACATCATTTTTTATCCCAATTTTTATAAATCCAAACTATGTTTGCAACAAAACCACCATAAATAGCAATAAAAGATCCTATCGCTGGTATGATTGCGTCATCAAAAGCGCCATCCATTACCCATATAGGCCATAGTATACCTGCAATACCTGTTAAAATACTAGGGAGTAGATTGAATATTAATTTTGAAGGTTTCATTTATTATTTTTTAAGTAGGTTATTTAATTTATCTATAATAGATTTTATCAGGTTGTCTTTTGACTTACCAGTTATTGCCCCTAAATTTTCTAAAACCGATATTAAATACTCCAATACAATATAAATAAACATTGTACCATGTAACCAAGTAAAAAATCCACTTGCCAAATTTCTAAAACTTTCTAAACTACCAGAATACTCTAATCTCATTGAATTGGTAACATAAAGTAAAATCAACCAAACCAATACTTTAAGACCAAACCTACCAAATTTATTTGATACGATCTCTTCACCTTTAACTTTAGCAGCTATTAACCCTGTAACTAGCTCTAATGTTACTAAGACAACAAAAGATATTAGAGTTAAATGTTGTAGACCTAATGAATTTTCTAATAAAGCTGAAATGCCGGCCAATGGTAATGTTATACCTAAAATTTTACTATGTACAATTGAGTTAGTAAAATCTCCAGTACAGTTAAATCCAAAAGTAGATACGAATTGATTTAATAATTTGTTAATCATTGTTAAGGTTTTTCTTTAGTTCGTACAGCCTCAAAACGTTTTGACCGAAACTGTCGTTATTTTCCACCATTTTATAAATAGTGTCCTTAGTTTCTAGTAGTTTTGATTTAATTGTAACGTTGCCAACATTTTTTTCTAAATGTTGGTTAACTAAAGAAATGTTTTCTTTAACTAATTCTGATACTAAGGTTTTAATTTTTTCTTCGTTGTTTTCACGTAAAACCTTTAATATATCTTTTTCTTCTTCTGTTAGAGAGTCTTTGTATTTTTCATTAAACTTTTTAACAGCAATATCTAAGAATTTTTTGGGGTCAACATTCTTTTTAATAATGTTTTGGTCAGATTCTTCTTTAATTACAGATTTTTCAGTCATTAACCATGACACCAAACCCTCTTTAGCTTCTTGTAGTTTGTTTAATGTATGAACATTTTTAGGGGATGTGATTAAATTTTGTAAATCTTTGTGTATAGTTTTAACCTTTTTATTTTTATAATCTACATCATAAGATTCTAGTAAAGAAGTTAATTTTTTTATTTCAGAGTTCAATGACTTCTCACCTTTAAAATTATCAAAAAGAGAAACAGATTCTTTTATATACTCAATAGCACTAGATTCACTTTTAAAAGTGTTATCTTCTATATTTTTAAAAACAATAAAAGCTGTTTTTAAAGTTTCACTTTCTTTAATTAATTTTAAAAAATTTTTATACAACTTTTTACCCTTATCATTACCATTAGTGTAAGATTCCACTAATTTTTCAACAAATATATCTTTAACAGTTCCAAAGTTCATAGCATTATTTTTATAATAAATATGCCTTAATTTATAAGTAGTTCACTATCGTCATCATTTTCTTCATTTAAAAGTATGTCAATACCTTTAGTCATATTAAATATGTCTTCATTTTTTTTCTTACCCTCTAAAAGTAATTTTTCTATTGTATTTTCATCACCTCTAAAACTTTCACCGAATCCACCAGCTTCTTCACCACCAGCTTCTTCACCACCACCGAATCCACCAGCTTCTTCACCACCAAATCCTCCGGTATCCCCACCAAAGCCACCTGTATCCCCACCGAATCCACCTGTATCACCTCCAGTATCACCACCTTCCATGTCAGCCTGACCTTGGTCCATAGGTAATTCACCATAAAGTTTATCAACCTTTTTAAAGAAACCAGTATTTTTAATGATTTCAGGTGTTTGTTCTAGTTCAGTAGCGACAGCCTTTTCTAATCTTTGTTGTTCTAAATCTTCTAAAATTTCATCAGAAGACCAATTAAATATATTCTTTTTAGCCCATGTATGTGATGTAGGGGCAATACCACCATCACTACTAGTTAAATCTTTATAAAGAAGAACTTTTTCTTTCCATTGCTCAACCTTTAACATCTCACCTTGTGTAGATGGGTTATTAAGTGTTAATTTAAAATTATTAAGTTCATCATGGAATCCTAATATATACAAATGAATAATAGCTATTTTATTCAATTCTTGAATCATAGCTTGTTGGATTCTATTAATAGTTCTTGCAAACCTAATATCCATCAAGGCCAAATTCTTACCCTCACCAACAGCCTCCTCAAAACCTAAGAAAGTTTTAGGAACTCTTAAGGCGGTTACCATTTTTCTTTGAATAAACTGAATATCGGCTATTTGGTCTAGATTTGATGCCCCAGGTAGTGTTTCTATAGACATGGAAGCGTTAGGGTCTCTAACAGGAACAAAGTAATCTTGATCTACGGCTAATGTATTATATCTAATATCGGTTTGTCCAGTTTCTCTATCAGCAGTTTGTGTTCTTTTAAATTTATTAGCCACTTTTTGTACATATGATTCTACATCGGCATCATCTATATTACCCACATAAACTTTAAATACCCTTCTTTCAGGAGCTCTTGTAACACGATAAACTAACATTGCGTCTTCAGCTAAAAGAAGTTGTTTCCATATACGTCTCACTTTTTCTAATACAGATGTTCCATAAGGTAATTTTCTGTCGTCACCTAATAAACGGAAGTGAGCTAATTCCCATGCATTAAATTCAATATTCTTATTTTTTAAAATAAATTTGACCTCCCTTTTTTTAGTATCATCACCCATAGCCTCCATATTCTGTGACTGAAAAGGGAAAGAATTAGATTCTTTTCTTTCTATATCTAGGTTAGTTAATTGATTAACCCCTATAATACCTGACTTGTAATCAATTTTTAAGTAGACAAAATTATCACCATATTTACATGTGTTTCTAGTCCACATTGGTAGGTTAGAGTGGATATCTATTATATTAAAAAATAAATCCTCTAAAACTTTCTTTATTCTACTAGAATCAGAATAAATAGACATAATATTACCTTGTTCATTTAAAGTACAAGACTCCTCAGACATAATATCAAGAGCTACAGCTATTTCCGGAGTAAACTCCATTGCCTCGTAATCCATGTAGGAAGCTATTCTAGATGTTTCATAAAAAACAGATTTTTGGTATAAATCATTTTCTACTTTAGCCCATTGCCCTTCTAAATATTTTTGTTGTTGTTGTTGTAAACGTTCTCTTTCAAAGTCTTCTCTAGATTTTGAAACAATTAAATCCTTATCACCTAAAGCATATTTTTTATTGGTGACATTAGCTTTAATCCCACCATTACCTTGTCCAAACAAGTAAAATAATTTTTGGTATACTGTTAGGTTTTTATTATTTTCTGCCATAATATTTGAATATTCTTTTTTATAAATATCACAAATAAAGATAATGGGTAAATTATTAATGTGAACATTATATTTATATAATAAAAAAGGTTATGGCACTACCTACAATATCATTTAAGGAATTTGTTAAAAACCCTATAGTTGCATTATTATTTATGTGTCTAATGGCTATAGGTTATCTTTATGTAGCACAAACATCCACCTTGGAGACCCAAGTAAAAAATTTACAAGAGGAAGTTAAATTGTTAAAAGAAGATAACAAAAAACTTAACGAAAAAATTATAGAAATACTAACCGAAGTTAAAAAAAGATAAATATGAAAAAACGTTATATATTTTTATTGTCCAGCCTAGTTTCAATTATTTTAATCACATATTTTATGGAGTCTAAATACAATGATGATTTTATTGTTGACATTAAAGAAGAAATTGTGGTTATGCATAATGAAAGGGATAGTGTTTTTTTAATCGCAGAAGAAGTGATTAGTGATATCTCAGAAAGAAAGAAAAGTGATTCAACTAAAATAAATGAATTAGATTATTTGGTTAAAAATAAACAAGTTAAAATAGAACAACAAACCAAGGAATTAAATGATTTAACCCTTAAGTCTACTGAACTTAAAAAATTAGTAGAAAAAGAAAAAGAAAGGGTTAAAGAAATGTATGAAGTGATTACTATAGAAAAAATTAATTCAGAGAAGTTGAAATCAGAATCTTTAGATAGTTTAAAAGAATTAAATAAAAAATACGAATTATTGAAAAAAGAAAACACCAAACTTAAAGAGTTAATAAGTTCTTTAAAAGAAGAAGTTTTAAAATTAAATTACGTAAAAGATTCTTTGTCTATCACAAATAATAGAAGAGGATCGAATAGAAAGGTTAATTAGTCTACATAGTCACAATCTACATAAGCTAAACGATTACCTGTTTCGGTATCAACCTCAAAAACATACTTTACCAAATTATCGTATGGCCCAAAACAAGGTTCCTTTACTTCCCTAGCCTTTTTACTGTTGTTTCTAACATTGGGTTGGTTTTTTATTGTATTATAAACAGGACCCGCCCCTTTTCTAACACTAGGTTTATTACTAAATGGATTATTTGAACTTACTCTAGCCATGATCTTATTTTTTAAATCCCCTCATACCACCAAATAACCACATGTTTTCTTTAAATTGGTCAACGGTGACATTATTATTTTTTGTTTTTTGGTCTGTGTAGAAGCCCGTACCAGCAACCTCACCCAAAATTTTATTATCACTAATATTATTAGTTTCAACAGACCAACTATTAACAATAGCTTTGGCCTGTCCCTTTGATTTTTCAATATCTTTAAAAGAAGTTGCGCCAACAAAACAACACATAGCAATAGACATTAAAAGGTCATCATGATAACCTTTCATATGGTCTGCTCTACCACTAATGAAAACAAATGTTTCTATTTCTGCTAAAGCTCTTTTAGAACGAATCTTAAAAGAATCCATCCTAACCGCCTCTTCTAATTTTGAGATAATCGTATTTCTATTTTTTTGGAAACTTAAACCAGGTAATTTACCTTTGTCCATAAATTTTTGTAAGGCTTTATTGTTTTCAACCGAATCAATACCAACCACCACATCATAATAAAGATTCTTTTTTGGGTAACCTAATTCTATTAATTTAAGAATAACAGAAGCTCCCCAACCACCTGTAATATCCACTACTACAAAGGCGTTATATGATTCACCATAATACTTACATATTTCACCTAAGACATCGGGTGCTACTTTTCCATGATATTCAGCAACCTGATTACCTGTTGTGAAATCCCAAATACAAATACCAGCAAAGTCATCAGAAGAACCTGAAGAAGGGTCAGCCGACATAATATATTGGTGACCTTCAATTGGGTCTTCCCATATCCACATATTACCATCAATCCATTCTTTTCTGATTGGGTCTTTTACATTATCTCTTTCTTGTCTGTTTTTGTATTTATCATCAATCACGTTATCACCTGAACCAACAAAAGAACACAATAACTCTTGTGCGATTGACCTAGCATTATGGTTAAGTTGAGCACACATATCATCAAACCACTTAGACCTAGGTTCATAACCCTTTTCAATCATTTCAGGCCAAGTTTCTTCAGGAACAACAGCATCAGGCCCAAAACCACTTTTTGGGTCCACAATTTCTTCAATTACCTCATCAGTTTTTTCATGTCTCAATATCCAAGACATACCTGAACCATCGTTTCTACCATTATACCTAGGATCTTCATACCATTTCATTGATATAATGTTAAAATTATTTTTTCCTTTTTCAGCTGTCACATATGCTTTATGATAAAGCGGATCGTGGCCATTGGGCGTGCTAATAAGGATAGACCTACCACCTGTAGAAAGTGATGGTTGTGCTGCGGTATAAAACTCTTCCCCTTTGTTACCTTCAATAAAGGCTGCCTCATCAACAACAATAACTGATGGTGTATAACCCCTCAAAGCATCTTTCGATGAAGCCACCGCTTTCACCTCAGAACCATTCCATAATTTATAGTGTGAACTAGAGTTTTTCTCAGGGTCAAACCAAGAATCGGAATTTGGTGGTCGATAAACATCCATCCATGCTGGTAGTTGTACTGTGAAATCTCTAATCTTTTTTAAGAATTCTTTAGCTGTTTCTTGTTTGTTCGCCGCTATAAGTACTTTTTGTGTACTTTTATTTGAAGCCAAAGCGGTTAATACTGCTAAATAGGCGGCTGTAGTGGTAGATATACCAGCCTGACGAGGTTTCATCACTATATTGTGGTGATGTGCTTTATATGCGGAAACTAATTCTTTTTGTCTAGGAAATAACTTAAAAGGAACAAAACCATTCTGTGTTCTATCTTCAGTTTCTAAATAATTCTCAATAGCATAGATAGGGTCTGTTAAACATTTACCTATCTCTAATAACATTTGTGCTTTGGATAAACTCATGTCTATAAATATCTTAGATAAAGAAAAAACCCACCATAGTAGCGAACTTTGGTGGGTTTAATCAGTCGTAACTGATAACGGTCCTAAATCCGTTTTCTTTTATTTCTTATTTAAGATTGAACCAATATATCTAACTAGTTCCATATCACCAGCATCTAATGCATCATCTATAGCTATTTCAAGGTCTCTTTTTGACATTCTTTCGTAATCGATTTCATCCTCACCTTCAGGTTCATCATCTTCTTCCTCTCCTTCTTCAGGTGGTGTTAAAGTATCACCTTCATCCTCCTCTTCAGGACTATCATCATAACCACCAAAAACATCTTCTGAAGCTTCTCTTTGTAACTCTTCTAAAGCTTCTTCAGCAATTCTTCTTACTTTATTTTGAGCGTCACCACTACCACTAATCAAACCTTCTATAATTTGGTTATATTCATTATCAGGTAACTCTTGTAACATATTCCAAGTAAGAGAAATCACTTCTTGGTTATTTACCGGTATTTGTGCCACAAATTTTTCCCATATTTTTGTACCCAAACGAATATCATTAGTTTCAGAAGCTAAATTATCTGTTTTATCTAAGACATATTTTCTTTCTTCAGGGTCCTCAGATAATCCCCAAAGAGACATTAATTCAACAACACCTTTAGATAGTTCGTGTAAAAGTATTGGGAATACCATACCTTCTGCAATTATTTTAGGTTTTTCTGGGTTGGATAGGTCTAGTCTAGCATTTCCTGCGTGAATACCACTTTCACCCTCTCTTCTAATAGTTTCATCATCTATTAAAAAGTAATTAGCGTCATTAGCCGCCATTAAGTTAGCGTAATTTCTACCCAATTCAGGGTTTTCTTCTCTTAATTGGTCATCTAAGTGGTGTAGATTCTGTGATTTTCTAGCCGCTCCATGCATCATAGCGTTGGTTAGTCTACGTCTT